GGTAGTGGAAGTTTTGGAGCTGGTGGTGGAGGAGGTGGAGCAGCATCAGTTAGTGCTAGTATTTCTAGTGGTCGTGGAGGTCCTGGAGGTAACGGCTTTGTAATAATTTTTGAATATTATTAAAAATATAAACATATGAAAAGATGGGCAGTAATAAAATCAAATTATGTAATTAACATTGTAATGTGGGATGGGGTAACCTTATGGCAATATCCTGGAGATTATGATTACATGATAGAAGAAAACACAGAAAATGTAGGATATGGAGATTGGTATGAAGCACCAGAAGGTGTTTTTTACAGACCACTTTCTTCACCCCCAGATTTTCCACCAACTTCTTAAATATTTATAATAAATTATAAAAATGGAAACAAAAGTTTTAACCCAAGAAGAGATTACACAGTTACAAGCAACTCAAAAAGAAAGATATTCTATTATTGATGCGTTTGGATCTTTAGAGATCCAATTACAAGAATTAGAATATCGTAAACAATTCTTAAAAAATAAATATCAAGAATTAAAACAAAAAGAAGAAATTTTAGGTAAACAATTGCAAGAAAAATATGGCAATGGTACTATTGATTTAGAAAAAGGAGAATTTGTAACCACCTAATTTTTTGAAAATTTTTAGGATATTTATTATCAAAACCCAAGTAAAACAATTTAATTAATTAAAATAACATGGCAGAAATTTTATTATCCCCTGGCGTTTTATCAAGAGAGATAGACGCCTCATTTATAGCAGAACAGCCACCACAGATTGGCGCTGCTATTATCGGCCCTACAGTTAAAGGACCTGTTGGTGTTCCTGTGACTGTTACCTCTTACACTGACTTTGTTAACCGTTTTGGTGAAACAGAAGTTATAGCTGGAACAGGTTCATTCTCATATTTCACCTCAATTGCAGCTTACAATTATTTCCAAAACAATGGTGAAACATTATTAGTAACTCGTGTAGTATCAGGTACTTATGGCCCAGCTAGTATTGACATTAGTGGTAGCGGCAGTGTAAAAGTATTTGATTTATTTACTATTTCTGAAGGTACTATGATGAACAACTCTGGTTCATATGATGTTAATGGTGCTCTAGGATCAGGTTCAATGAACAACATTCGTATTGAAATTGTATCTCCTAACACTCAATCTGGAACGTTTGGTTTATTTATTCGTAGAGGTGATGATGACAATAGAAATAAAGCTATTTTAGAAACATACACCGGATTATCATTAGATCCATTAGATGATAACTATGTAGCAAAAAGAATTGGTGATTACAAATTTACCCAAGAAACTATAGATGGTGAAGCCACTTTACAGATTACTGGTACTTATCCTAACAAATCAAGATATATTAGAGTTGGTACAGTTTCTAAACCAACTCCTCAATACTTAGTAGGTGGTGTCCCAGGTCCTGGATACGCAAATCTTATCCCAGTAGCTTCAGGTCAAAATGTGACTGGTTCATTTACAGGTGGTGTAGGTACTGTCTTCTCAGGATCAAAATTCTATGACCAGATTACAGCAAATAATATTCAGGGTGTACTATCATCTTCTTATACTAACGCTATTCAATTATTAGCTAGTGCTAATGATTACCAATTTAATGTATTGATTACTCCTGGCTTGACCTACAATAACCATAGTACTATAATAGATACTATTATTACTAATACAGAAAATAGAGGTGATAGTGTATTTGTTGTTGATTTAACCCCAGGAAGTGGTTCAAATGCTACAGCTACTGAAGCTATTGCTCAAGCTAGTGAACTTGATACTTCATACGCTGCTGCTTATTATCCATGGGTTCAAACACTTGATCCTGCTACTAAACAATATGTATTTGTACCTGCTTCAACAATGATCCCAGGTGTATTTGTTTATAATGATAGTGTAGCTGAGCCATGGTTTGCTCCAGCGGGTATTAACAGAGGTGGATTAGGAAATGTGATTAGAGCTGCTTCTAAATTATCTCAAACTACTCGTGATAATTTATATCAAGGTAAAGTTAATCCGATTGCTACATTCCCAGGACAGGGTGTTGTAGTATATGGTCAGAAAACATTACAAACTAAAGCTTCAGCTCTTGATCGTTTAAATGTTCGTCGTTTGATGATTGCGCTTAAGGGATACATTGGTCAGATTGCTAATACATTAGTATTCCAACAGAACAATGCTTCTACAAGAAACTCATTCTTAGCTCAAGTAAATCCATATCTTGAATCAGTTCAACAGAGACAAGGTTTATATGCATTTAAAGTAGTAATGGATGATGCTATTAACAACGCGGCTGTAATTGACAGAAATGAGTTAGTAGGTCAAATTTACTTACAACCAACTAAAACAGCTGAATTTATTTATTTAAACTTCACCCTCACTCCAACAGGTGCTGTTTTCCCATAATAAAAAATTAACTGTTTAAATATTTATTAACAAATAAAAACTAAAAGAAAATGGCAATTATAGACGCAAATGAAATGTTTTTTACAGCGTTTGAACCAAAACAGGCTAACCGATTTATCCTGTACGCTGATGGAATACCAACATGGATGATCAAGGGAGTGAGTGCAATTAACTTAACTCAAGGTGAAGTAGTATTAAACCACATTAATGTTTTACGTAAAGTAAAAGGTAAAACAATTTGGGGTGATGTTACTATGACACTTCATGATCCAATTTCACCATCTGGTGCTCAAACAATTATGGAATGGGTTCGTTTATCACATGAATCAGTAACAGGTAGAGATGGTTACTCTGACTTCTACAAGAAGGATTTAGTAATTAATGCTCTTGGTCCTGTAGGTGACGTGGTAGCAGAATGGGTGCTTAAAGGCGCATTTGTAAAAGACGCTAACTTCGGTGAATATAACTGGGATACTGAAAATACCGCTATAAACATCACAATGACATTAGCAATTGACTACGCCGTGTTAAACTACTAAAAGTTCAACCCAATATTTATAAAAAGAGCTCGCATTTTTTGCGAGCTTCTTTTTTTTCTATATATTTATATACAACAAACAAAATGTTATAACAAAATTATTTATGGAAAATAAATTAAGTATCCCAACAGAAGTTGTAGATTTACCTTCAAGAGGATTAGTCTACCCTGAAACAAGTCCTCTTTCAAGTGGTGAAGTAGAAATGAAATACATGACCGCTAAAGAAGAAGATATTCTTACTAATCAATCTTATATTCAAAAAGGAATAGTATTAGATGAATTAATTAAGTCTCTTATTGTCACCCCTAATGTTAAATATGAAGACATGGTTGTAGGTGATAAAAATGCTTTATTAGTAGCAGCTCGTATTTTAGGTTATGGTAAAGATTATACATTTACTTATGGTGGTGAAGAACAAACAATTGACCTAACAACAATTGAAAATAAGCCTATTGATGAGTCTTTATTTACTAAAGGCGTAAATGAATTTAATTATACTCTTCCTTCAACAGGTACTAACATCACATTTAAACTACTAACCAGCGCTGATGAAAGAAAAATCAATGCTGAGATTGAAGGTTTAAAAAAAGTAAATAAAAACGCTTCTCCTGAGTTATCAACTCGCTTAAAATATCTTATTACTTCAGTTGAAGATAATAGAGAATCTAAAGATATTAGAGAATTTGTTGATAACCATCTTTTAGCTCGCGACTCCAGAGCATTTAGGGAGTATATAAAGGAGGTACAGCCAGATGTTGATCTGACCTTTTTTCCTGACGGAAACGACTCAAAAATTAACGTTCCGATTGGACTTAGCTTTTTTTGGCCTGACCTCTGAGATAGCTAGACAACATCGTATTAATTTATTTACTCAAATGCATGAGATAGTTTTTCATGGCCAGGGCGGTTATGACTGGGAGACAGTCTATAACATGCCTATTTGGCTTCGCAAATTTACTTTCCATAAAATGAAACAGCATTATGATGAGTTAAATAAAGATTCAAGCGGAGGAGATTTATCTGCCCAAACTAATGCTATCCGTGATGGTAAAATCCAACTCCCAAACCATTTTAAAGGCAAGTTAGCTAATAAAGCTCCTAAATATTAATATTTATAATATATGCTTTAATACATGGCTAAGAAAAAACAACCATTATCTCAAGAAGAAACAGACCAACTCTTAAAAGATTTAAGAGAAATAGAACGCTTATCTTTAAAATTAGGTCGAGATGATATTAACATTTCTGGTTTACAAGATTTAGAAAAAAATGCTGGTAATATCCGAACCATCTTAAAAGAACTTAAAGATGAGATGGATGATGCTTTGAAAGGTGTTGGAGGTCTTAGTAATTATTTTAAAGACATTGTTAGTGAAATTAGTAATCAAAATACTGGTGTTAAAGATAGCTTAAAATTTTATAGAAATCTAACATCTATAGCTAATGAACTCCAGGGCTATCAAAAAGGCTACAATAATCTTACAGAAAAAGATATATCTAATCTTAAAATTAAATTTAATTTAGAGCAAGAATCTTTAAAAGAGACTCAAAAGATTTTAGAAAAAGAAAAAACAGCTTCTGAAGAAAAAGCAGATTCTTTAGAGAAAGAATTAAAGCTTTTAAATAAACAGTTAGCAGCTAAACTTAAAAAGGATCCTAGTCTTGATAAAGAAAAAACTAAAGAATCTGAATTAATAAGAGAAAAAACAGTTTCCTTAAACAAAGAGAAAACTACTCTTAAAGAAATTGACTCAGCTATAAAAACTAATACTTCTTTATTAGAAGATAAAGATAAAACTTTAAGGAATTTAAATATAGCTCTTAGTGAAACTTTACGTCAAATTAAAAAAGATTTTGTAACTGACCTAGATGAAAAATTTAGAAATGTAGTTGATGAAATTCAAACCACTGATGAAGGTATTCATCAAATAGCTAAATCTTTTAATACTTTAACTAGTATAGCTCAAAAAGTTCAAGATCATCAAAGTGGTATCACTGAATTAAGTGAAAAAGATGCTAAAGAACTATTAAAGAAATTTGATATTGAGAAAAAACGTCTTATTAAACGTAAAGAATTATTAAAAATTGAAAAAGATACTTTAGAAACTAATAGGAAAACTAAAAAAGATGAAGCTGATAGTTTAAAAAGCGAAATTGATAGATTAAGTAAAAGTAGAAAGAAAAAAGATAAAGAAGAAGCTGAAGTATTAAAACAAAAATATATTGAAGTAAATGAGCAGTTAAAAACTATAGATGATAATATATCATTAAATTTAACAGCTCAAGCTAAAGCCTCAACAGTTATTGATGGAGTAAATGAAGCATATAATACAACAGTTGAACGACTTAAATTAATTGAACAACAACAAAAGAATGTCAATAATGCTCTTGGTTTAAGTGGAGCAGCTGTTAAAGGTTTAGAAGGAGCTCTTAATAAATTAGGTTTAGGTAGTCTAGTTGATAAAATGGGACTAGATGAAGCTAAAGAAAAAATGAAAGAGTTAGCTGAGGAAATTACTGATGGAGGTAATAAAACAGCTACTATGTCAGATAAATTCAAAATTTTAAATAAAGGTTTATCTGTAATAGGTACAAATTTACAAACAAACTTAAAAGATCCTTTAGCATTAGCTGTCGCTTTAATAGGTCAATTTATAACTGCTCTTAAAGGAGCTGATGAAGCCACAGGTGACTTAGCTAAAAAAATGAATCTAAGTTATAATGGTGCTTCTGAACTAAGACAAGAATTTGGACGTATAGCTAATCTTTCTATGGATTCAGCTGTCACTACTAAAGGACTCCAAGAAAGTTATGTTAATATAGCTCAATCTTTAGGTGCTACTATAGACCTAAATGAAGAAGAGCTTACATTAATGACTAAATTAAGAGAGCAAGCTGGTTATACAAATGAAGAAATAGCAGGTATATATAAAATATCTAAAGCTACTGGTATTCCCTTAAAAGATAACCTTAAACAGTTTATGGGATCAGCTACTGCTTTTTCAACTCAAAAAGGTATAGCTGTTAATGTTAAACAATTATTAAAAGACACAGCTAATGTTTCTAATTCTATTAAATTATCTCTTGGAGGCAGTGGTGAAGCCCTAGCTAAAGCAATGGTATCAGCTAAAGCTTTAGGTGTAAGTTTAGATAAAGTAGACCAAATAGCCTCATCACTTCTTAATTTCGAATCATCTATATCAGCTGAATTAGAAGCAGAATTACTAACAGGTAAAGAATTAAATTTAGAAAGAGCTAGATACGCTGCTTTAAATAATGAATTAGCTACAGTAGCTGAAGAAATTAATAGAGAAGTAGGTGGTTCTGCTAATTTTATTAAGATGAATCGTATCCAACAGGAAGCTTTTGCTAAAGCTGTTGGTATGACTAGAGATGAATTATCTAGTGCTTTAGTTGAACAAGAAGCTTTAAAAAGAACAGGTGATAAAACTGTTGAGGCTGCTAGAGAAAGATATGATATGCTAAGAAAAACAATGACAGCTGAGCAAGCTCAAGCTGCATTGGGAGATGATGGATTAGCTAGACAGTTTGAACAACAAAGTTTACAAGAAAGATTTAATCAATCTATTGAAAAATTAAAAGAAGTATTTGTCACATTAGCAGACCCCATATTACAAATTATATCACCATTAGCAGATCTAGCTTCAACTATACTCCCAGCTGTTAATTTAGCTTTATCTCCAATTATTGAAGGTTTCAAAGTTGTATCTAATACAATATCATATATTATTGATAGTGTCCTATCTTTAATAGGATATTTCACTGGAGCTAATAAAGAATTAACTGCTATGCAAGCTATTGTTGGTACAATAGCATCAACATACTTACTTTACCAAGGTTATGTAAAAGCAGGTTTAGCGTATCAAGGAATATCAGCTGCCTTTTCTGAAAGAAAAGCTTTAGCTGAAAATGCTAGTAAAATTTCTATTGTAGCTCAACGAATAGCTGAAGGAGCTGCTTTACCTTTTAAAGCTATTAGTGCTGCTTTATCAGGTACTAAAGCTATAGCTGAAGTAACAGCCGCTGAGGCTTTAACAGCTGGTTTAGTGACCATAGCTATAGTTGGAGGATTAGCTATGGTAGCAGCGGCTATGTCTAAGGCCAATTCTCAAGCCGTACAAGTTAAAGATGGAGTAATTGATAGTAATAAAAAAGCAGTAACATTAAGTGGAGAATTTGGAACAGTACAATTAGATAAAAATGATAAAATATATGATGCTAAAGATGGTAAAATAAAAGTAGGTACAGATTTATTTGGTGAGAAAAAAATGAGTAAGGATAAAATGATTCCTTCCTCAGATGTAGTTAATAAAACTACTAATATCACAAATAATATTACAACTAAAGATGTTTCTACATCTAGAGAAGCATCAACTGTATTTAAAAATATTTCTAAAGAAATAACTCAAGAAAAAGAAATAGCTAATAGTATTTATAAAAATATTTTAACTGCTGCTTCTCAAGAAATTTTAAAAATTGATAAACAAAAAGAAAGTAATGTTGATAAACAAAAGGAAAATGTTACTAAAGAATTAACAGAGTCTTTTAAAGATACTAAAAATATATCTGAGAATATATCTAAAGATATTAAAGAAGTATCTTCTAATGAAGAGAGCATTAAAGTTAAAAATAAAATACTATCTGAAAGTAATATATTATCTAACAATAAGATATCATCTAATGATAAAATAACTAGTAAAACAGCTGAGTCTTCAATTAAAGATGATAAATTTCAAACTAATAAATTAGATCAAGAACAAATTAAATTATTGTCTGATCAAACTAGTTTATTTATCAGAATGACTAAAATTTTAGAAACTCAACTTAAAGTATCAATTATACAAGGAGCTGGAGCTGGGTTTGGTCCTCTTGGGTCATTAATAGCTGGTGGTGTGAGTTTATTAGCAGCTAAAGATGTTTTATCTACAACACCATCACTATCTGATACTGAACAACCATCTATTACCCCAAATGCTATATCAAATGAGAATGTAACTTTACCTAACACTAATACTAACACTAATAATACATCGGTAAATCAAACAAACTCTTCTATTATAACTAACCCTACTTCACCCACTAATAATATCTCCCCAGTACTTGAACTTATTCAAGTAGTAATAAGTGAAACTAAAGCACAAAATCAATTATTATCTCAACTCCTTAGTAAAAACTCAGATGTTTATATGGATTCTACAAAAGTAGGAACAACTAGTAATATAGGAGCGACAAATATAGGACGTTAACATATTTATAATAAACCTTAAAAATTAAATAACATGGCAGAATACAAAGGAATCGTAAACAGACTTCAAACCGAAGGCTCATTATTAACATCTTATGGTGGTGCTACACCTCCTAAAGTAGTAGACATTGATCCAACTATATCAGTTGAATCAACTCAATTGTCTAATTATAAAGGTAAAACCCCAACTGGATATTTAGATAATCCTCCTCAATAATAAGGATTAATCTTACTAAAAATTGTTAATATGGGAGATTAATTTCTCCCATATTTGTTTTTACTCATTAAAATTTAATTTATTTAATATTTATAATAAAAATAGTTAATGGGGATTATTAAAACTTTAAAGCAGCAAGGATCTGAATTAAGTAAGTATGACGGCAAAACCCCTCGAGATGAGAGACCAGCTAGATTAGGAGCCAAATTAAGACTTCAAGGATCTGAACTCAGTAGATATGACGGCGGAACCCCTCCAGAAGCTAGATACCCTAATCCTTTAAGATCATCTGACTCTTATTTATCTGCTTATAAAGGTCTTACTCCCCAACCCAACCTTTTAACTACAAATCAATCTCCATTATTATACCCATATTCTATTACTGGAGAAGCTAGGGGTCAAGTTCAATTTGAGTATGGTCTTTATTCAAATGGAGCTACAGCTGTTCTTCCGTTACCTACATTATTAGGTGTAGATATATTTGCTACTCCTTTAAGTTATTATTATGACGGTACTGAAGGATACTATGCTAAGACAGTAGGGGTAGGTACTAATCCATCAAGACAAACATTATCAGATGGCACACTAGAAAATAGATTAACTATAGCGTATACTGCTAAAATAGCTAACCAGAGTTTAGGTACAGCTAATGATCCTAATGGAGGATTAGCTATTAACCCATTTGGAATAAGCAACACTACTCCACCTAACATACTATTACAGTATAACAACCCAGTATCATCACCCGAGGAGCCTAGTCTTGAGTTTGTTAGGATTCAAAATCCAACTATTAGACTTGAAGATCTTTATGATGATGGTAAAGCCCAAGCTAAAGCTATATTTGATAACCCAAATCAAATTTCACCATTACCTGGACAAAAATTTGATTCTCATAAAGAACCGGTGTGGGTATATAATCCATTATATGGCCAAAATGTTGGGGCTTCATTTGAATATGCTGTAGAAGCTAGTGAAAATGGAGTTGATGATGATGTTTTATATAAAGCTTTATTTACAGATGATTATAAAACCAATCTCCTAAATAGAAGTACTACTATATACAACAAACCATTAAATAACCCTAAACTCTTTATAAAATATATTTCCGATGACCCAAGCAAACCAGGTTATCTGACACCAGAAATAACTGTATTATCATCAGGTAGTAATAATTGGGTCTATAACCCATTATATGGCTCAGGTACTGGGGCTTCATTTGCATACCAAACATTTGCTAGTGAAATTGGAGTAAATGATAATGAATTATTCAAAGTTCTATTTACAGATGATTATAAATTAAATATTTTAGATAGAAGAGACAATACTGTTTTTTTTGATACAAAACTTCAAAAAAATAAACTTAATTTAGCGAATAATTTCACTTACACATATGAACAATTAATAAAAACCAATACATCACCTGCAAGTAATAGTGAAGAACAATTATTTCAAAAATCTACAACTCTTGATAATATAACTGATTATCGAGCTATAATAAAAGCATCATCATCATCTAGGAACACAGATACATTACCTAGTACTAATTATAAAGAATTTAATAGAGAATTTACATATAAAGCTAATAAAACAAGATTTGCAAATGCTATTTATGCTAGACTAGAAGGTGATGAAGGAGGGTTATTAAATAACCCTAATTATACGGCTTATGGTAATATAGATGTTCTTAACACTGTGACACCTAATGATGCTAGCCAGATGACAGGTGAAACCTTAGAAGAATTTAAAAACGCGGATCTAGTTAAATTTTTCTTTGAAATTAATAATAATGATGCTGAAACTAATACTGCTAACTGGTTTTTATTTTTTAGAGCGTATATTAATAATTTTGGAGATAATTTTAATAGCAGTTGGCAAGAGTATAAGTATATAGGTAGAGGTGAAAATTTTTATAAATACACTGGATTTACTAGGGAAATTTCATTAGATTTTACAATATATGCTCACACTAGAGTTGAAATGATACCTCTTTACGAAAAACTGAATTATTTAGTCGGAACCTTAGCCCCAGACTATTCAAAAATGGGTTATATGAGGGGTAATTTTGTTAATTTAACTGTAGGAGATTACTTAGTTAATACCCCAGGAATAATTAAAAATATAAGTTTAAAACCATCTTTAGAAACAGGATGGGACTTAAATAGAGATGAAAAAGGTAATATTATACCTTCATATAAAAAACCTTATTTTATTGACGGAGAAGAAAAAGCTAACTATTTTGTTGGGCAGCTCCCTCGCTTAATAGATGTCACCTTAACTTTTACCCCAATTCATAATTTTACACCTAGATTTGGATCTAGTTTTATAAGAAATTATGTATCTACTACAGCCCCTAAAGTTGAAGAAGCTAACATTGATGCAGCAACAGATCCACCCTTCACACCTGAAGAAAAAGAAAGATTAAGAAGAGTATCTAATGGTGAACAATTAGATATTACTGGCCCTCCTCCATCATTTGAAGAATAATATGTAAATTATATATAAATGAACCGTTATCAAAGTATATCAACAACAACTAATTCTCAAGGTGTTAAGTTTTATAAAAACTTAAAATACCCTGAAGTTCCTCCATCAGTTAATGATATTTATGTTATATCTGTAGATGGTGATAGGTTTGATATTTTAGCTAATGAATACTATGGTGATCCTTCTTTATGGTGGGTAATTTCAATAGCTAATCCTGAATTACCTCAAAATTCATTGTATTTGCCTTTAGAGTCTCAAATTAGAATACCTATTAACCCATCACAAGTTGTAGCTAATTATATTTCTTTAAATCAATAAAATATGCCTAATAATATTATAGGTGAAAGTTTTAAACCATATGTGGAGGGTCAAATTAAAACTCGCCAAAGTAAATTAAGTTTAGTTAGTAATCGAGATCCTGATTTACTTAAATATATAAATAATAAAACATCTTGGGTGCGTTTATCATCTGGGGTTAATGTAACAGCAGATAAAGCTCGAGAACTGGGTGTATCAACCTTATCTGGGAATGCTTTAGCTCAATCCTCAATCTTATTCTCAGCTAGAAAATATACAAAATTTATCCAAAATAATGACCCAGAAAAATGGGATGGACAATTTACAGCAGGAGTAGGTTATAATTTACCTAATCCATCATATGGATACACCCCTGGAGTAGCCTCTAAAACACCTTCTTCTAATTATGGGCTTGTCCCACCAGCTGGTATAATCTCAGCTAATATTAAACCTTTAAGTCAAGGTTCATTAAGAGAAGCTACAGTTCAAATTACATGCCATAATTTACCTCAATTTAAGATTATAGAAGCATTATATTTAAGGTTAGGTTATAGTATGCTTTTAGAATGGGGTCATACTTTTTGGTATGATAGTAAAGGTAATTTACATTCTGATATGCCTGATTGGTTGCACGCTGGATTTATACTTGGACATTACAACCAAGATGCTGTTTTAGAAAATCTAGAAAAACAAAGAGAATATACCTGTGGTAACTATGATGGATTTTTTGGGCGAGTAACTAATTTTTCTTGGAATTTTAGACCTGATGGTGGTTATGATATTACTCTTAATATGAGAGCTGTTGGTGATGTAATAGAATCTCTTAAACTTAATGTTAACATTCCCTCATCTACCTCATCTTCAATTAGTGCTACATCATCAGATGAACCTTTGCCTCCAGTTGTAGCTAATAAAGATAAATCATCATTACATAAAATATTATTTTCTATAGCTAAAGAATTAGATATTCAACAAAATAATGGAAGATATTTAAATGGGTTTGCTGAAGCTGGAAGAGCAAATTTATCAACTCCTGAAATAATCAGAATAACTAAACAGCATGCCCAGTTTGATTTAGGTAAAGCAAATTATCAAGATCCTAATGAAATAAATGATAAAGCTAATAATATACTAACCTATCAAGAAGGTTATATGGCTGTTTTTGAAAGTATAACCGCGGATCCCTCTGAAAGTGATTCAACAGGTAATTTTTTTTATATAAAATTAGGTACTCTGTTAAGAATAGTTGAGTCATTTTTATTAAAATATGACACAACAAGAGAAAAAAATGGAACTTATGCTCCTTTATTTTATATAGACCATGATTTTGATACTAATCTTTGCCTTACTATACCTAGACAAATAAGCTTAGATCCTCATATCTGTCTACTACCCCCAGGATCTTTAAATTCAACTTCACCTTCAGGTCAAGCATCAGCAAGTTCAACTCCTAAAACATACATAAAGTATACTTATACTAAACAAGGATTAGGATTTTTTGAAGATTCTTATTTCACTAAAACTACTGAAACTGTTACAGCAGATAAAATTGACCCAAATAGAGTCGCATCTCAACTACCAGCTGAAAATGCCAAAGATGATGCTCCAGAAAAGTATGATCAAATAGCTGTATATTATAGTTCAAGTGTTCGTAATTTTAGATATTATGATGCTGGGGGTGAATATGATAATGCTGGTGTAGGAGGAGGAGTTAATCAAATAATAGTATATTATGATCCTGACTCTACTTCAACAGCAACATCAACTTACACTTTTGATGATGGAACAGCGGCTAATGAAGGAAATTTAAAAAGAATATTAAAATCATATAGAGTAGATAATTATCCTTTTTTAGGTAAATTTATGCATGTTCATGTTAATTTAGATTTTATAGCATCTGTACTATCTAATAACATAGATGATGACGGTAAAATATCAGTATTAAATTTTTTACAAGCTATAGCTAGTGGTATTTCTAAAGCTACAGGACAAATAAATAATTTTAGTATTACATATGATGAAATAAAAAATATATTCTCATTCCGTGATAGTAATATTCCTCCTGATGGGTATAAATACTTAAATCAAATAAAACCTGAGTTAAAAATTAATACAACTCCTACTAGATTTAATGTTAATTTATTAAAATCAAGTAATGGTAGTTTTATTAAAGATTTATCTATAAAAAGTGAATTAACTAATGATTTTGCTACTCAAATAACTATAGGAGCTCAATCAAACGGAAATAAAGTAGGTGAAGATTCTACAGCTTTAAGTAAACTAAATGTAGGTTTTGAAGACAGAATCCTCCCAGCTAAATCTAGTTGGGCTGATGAAAATGCAGACTCATCTGATCAAACTAAATCTCCAGACCAAATATACGCTGAGCAATTAAATTCATATGTTACTTTACATCAAAATATAGATTTTGGTATTGTGACAGAAGAAGATATATCTAATAATACACAAGCTGTAGTTGATATGTACAAGTACCATTTAGGGTATTCTACTCAACAAGGAGAAATATCAGGTGTAGGATTTATACCTATAAATCTTCAATTAACTATGGATGGATTAAGTGGTCCAAGATTATTTGAAACTTATACAATTAATGATGAGATTTTACCTACTAATTATCAAAATAATGTTAAATTTATTATTAAAGGTATAAGTCATAATATTGACACTAATGGTTGGTCAACTACTCTAGAAAGTTTTAGTGCTCCTAGACGTGATGTTTTAAATCCATATAAACTTCTTGAAGATCCACTTGTAAAAGGTGGAGGTGGTGGAGGCGGTGAAGGAGGAAGAGCTGCAGAAGGAACAGTTAAACGTAATTTACAAACATGGGGATCAGGTCATAATACTGGGATATTTAATGATAGCAATTTAGGTAGATTTACATCAACAGCTGATTCTAATCAACAAAAACAAAACTTAATAACAGAAATAAAAAAACTAGGCAAACGTTCAACATGTATGGGCTCAGATGATCCTGAAATGTATTATAAATTTATAAACTCTTTATTATCTGGAGTTGGATTGCCTACTACATATAGTAACCAATGGTTTTGTACTCAATGGCTTAGAGCAGAGAATACATCTGCTAAATTTAATCCTTTAGCTACAACTCAAGGTATGCCTAACGCTACTGATTTTAACTCAGTTAAAGTAAGAAATTATGTTGATTTCAATCAAGGTGTAGAAGCTACTGTTAAAACACTTAAAAATAGTTATTATCCTATTTTAAGAGAAGCTCTTAGTAAAGGAACTTTAACTCCTGTTGAAATTTGGAATTACTCAATTAATAGTTAATTATGGCTTACATACCTAAAAATAAAATTCAAACTAATTTATATACTAGTGGAGAAGAATTTATTTTACTTAAAGACAACTCTAACTATACTGGGCCTTACTATAAATTATATAATGGTAAATTCTTTACAGGGAACACACCCAATGATCTATCTACTATAGAAATTATACCTATCTCTCCAAGATCATCAGACTCAAATGGTGATGGTGTTTATTATTCATTATTCCCAACAGAACAAGATTATAAAAATGGTGAATTTACAAGGTATTTCACCTGCAGAAGAAATCAACCTATATTTACTGAAGTAGATAAAAAAACTTTTGATAAATATAAACAAAAAAATAATACTGTATTTTGGCGCACTAATAAACCATTTTCTTTATTTTGGCAATTAACAGGTGATATAAATCAAGTAGCTCAAACAAATAAAAATATAACTGAATTGACTGAGCAAAGGGAAAAAGTTATAGGTCTAGGTTTATTTTTAAAAGAAAATTGGGCTCAATATTATAAAGAAAAACCTTAACTTGGCTTAAGGTAATTTTTTTGTTATATTATAGTAAATAAAGGTTATGTATTATCTAATAGAAAGTCAACATCAATTTGAGGAGTTTGCTCAACAGCAAACTAACAGATGTTTTGTTGAACTTATTCTAAATCATGATTTAATACACCCGGTTTTAAATGATGTTTCATTAGTCTATATTAGACCTGAGAATGATAAGAAAGGATATATTATTCCTATTTCTCATAATGAATCATTTTCTATTCTATTTCAACAAGTTAAAAAACTTATAGCAAGTTATAAAGAAGTATTTGTTAGAGATAAGAAAACAAGTATGTATTTCTTAAATAAAAAGAATTTAATACATGCTCCTATCAATATAGAAAATTTATCATTTCCTATCTATGATTATTATCATAGACAGTATCCAAATAGAAATGATATAAATAAATTTATCCCTATAGCTAAACATTATGAACGTTGTGAAGAGTGTTTTAAACATATAAATTTCACACCACAATCTGGATTTTATAACAAAGCAATAGAGTGTTTCTACACTATAGAATCAAGTGGTATTAGTGTGGATACAGCGCTTGTAGACGATTATTTTACACCCAACAATACCCTCCATTCGATAAAAAACAATGTAGTATACTCGCAGTACAATGTAGATACTACAACTAAAAGACCATCAAATAGTTTCAATGGTATTAATTTTGCTGCGTTACCTAAAGATGGTTCTAGAAAAGCATTTGTATCTACTAATGGAAGATTTGTTGATATTGATATTGATTCTTACCATCCAACTCTAATCGCTAAACAAATTAATTATAGTTTTGGAGAAGAATCAATACATGAACATATGGCTCAACTTTATGGAGTAGATTATAAAACAAGTAAAGAACTTACCTTTAAACAACTATATGGAGGTATATTTGATGATTACAAACATTTAGAATTTTTTTCTAAAACTCAAACTTTAATAGATACTTTATGGGAACAGTTTAATACTGAGGGTTATATTGAATGTCCTATATCTAATCATAGATTCTATCACCACCAATTACCTAATATGGGTCCCCAAAAGTTATTTAATTATTGGGTTCAAAATTTAGAGACATCACAAAACATTTTAATATTACAAGATATATTACTAATAATAAAAGGTCATAAAACTAAATTAGTATTGTATACTTACGATGCTTTCCTATTCGACATTAGCAAAGACGAATTAGAATTGTTAGAAGATATATGTTCTGTTTTTGCTAATTATGGCTTAAAATACAAAATGAAATATGGAAACAACTACTATGACCTTAGCTTATTCACAATATATGTATAATAAACCTTATGGGTTTGATATTACCGACTTAAACTTTGATGATGTGAGTAACAAACTATTTTGCACATTTTCAGAATTAGATGAGATTGACAATCTTATAGACAATATAAGAAGCCAGTACAATGTACTGTACAATAAAATATTTGTCTTGCAGATTAAGAATAGTGATGAATATGTTTGCACATATAATATCGACTACTCCAATTTAAACGAAATTCCTGAAAACACTATATTGGTTCACCGTAAAAAGGAAACCAACACGCTATACACTATTAACGCACTTAATGAATTAATTAAGAAGCTAAATGGTGGTGTAGTGGATGTGACTTACAGAATCAACTGGATGCATTACAGAAACTGTATCTTATTAACCCAACATAATGAATTAAAACAATTAAATACAAAAGTGTATAAGATTGTTGAGTTGTAATTTATTGGTAACTAACGTTAACGCTGAATACTTAAAACATGGCCGTTTAAAAGCTCTTTGAAGCTAGCTTGGCCTTATTAAAAATAAGTAGTATATTATATTAACAATTTAAAAACCAAATTTTTATGGACATTAATGCTATTAAACAGAGATTGAATTCTC